ACCGCAAGCACTATCGCAGCCGCGTCTATATCGGCCCGTTTGAACTGAAGATGTTTGAGCAGTTCTCCATGACGAACCTTGAGCATGCAATCAAGAGCAGCCCGCTTGTTCTGAAGTCTGTTCCCCCCTGGCTTCGCCCGTTTTGCCGCGTTCGCTGGAACTGACCATGACCGAATCCGACGACGCCCTGCGAGTAGCGAGGGAAGAGATCAAGCGCCAAGCCGCAGAGATTGAGTACCTGAAAGCCCGCCTTGAAGTCTCGGCCTATCACCCCTACGACGGGATCGTCAGCCGTGACGCGACGATCAAGCTGCTGGATGGGCGCATCGCAGAACTACAGGCAGACGCCGCCCGTTACGCGGTTTTATATCGGTTTTCCGATTGACTTTGGTTATAGGAGAACCGATAATGTCGCCTATGAAATGGAACGAACTAGTAACAGACCTGATTGGGTGCGGCATGACGCAACAAGAGATTGGCGCCGCAGTCGGCCTTTCGCAGTCTTCAGTGTCGGACATAGCGCGAGGGCTAACAAAGGATGTTGGATGGAGCGTAGGGGCAAGCATTCTCAGTCTCCACCAATCACGAACAGGCAAGGCGGTCGGTGATCGCGCTTGCAGTAGTTAGCAGTTTCTCCCTGCCCGGCACCGCCGGGTTTTACCCACGGCGCGCATTCCATGTGCGCAAACCATGAATGCACGTCGTGGGTATTTTTTTGAACCGCACCAATTACCAACCAGGAGCCAGTGATGGAAGCCAGCAGATTTGCCCGAACAGGGACGGAATAAGGCCATGAACCGCACCGAATCCCTCGCAGCCCACAAGCGGCGCACCAACGGCCAGAACAGCGGCCCCCGGAAGTGCTGGAACTGTGGCGATGAAAAGCCCCGCGCAGGCGGTGACTACCAGCCTAGCAGCCGTCCGGGGCGATCCAGCGGCTGGCATTGCGCCGACTGCATCCGGCGCGCCGCAGAGCACAAATCCAGAGAGGTGACTCAATGAACAGCAAAAACGCCCGTTCTGCGGCCCACACTTCGGCGGCCGGCGTGCATATCGCTCCTGGCTGGCCGGGTATCGAATACGACGATATCCACATTCAGGCGCCCGAGCCTGACGATCATGTCTCTCGGCTGGCCCGTGCGCATGCTGAGTGCCGCATGAGCGAGCGGGCGCAGGCATTGGAGCTGGCGCGCGAGGTGGAGCCAAAAGCGTCGCCCCGCGTGCCGCGCAACACCGAGCCGTGCCCGCTGTGGGTTGCCGGACTGATCGCGGTTGGCGTTGGCGGCGGGGCGTTGCTTGGCGCTGCCGCCTTGGGGTGGGTTGTCTATCAGGTGGTGATCTGGATCGGGGGTGTGCTGTGACTGCAAAAGGCATCGCCCCCGAAACCTGCCGCGCCCCGCGCTGCGGCTATCTGCACGAAAACACCGTGACCATCGGCGGGAAGTCCGAGCCGGATCACCGCTGCGCTCATGACGTGCCGATGCACCCGGCTTGCGCATGGCACCGCACGCCCGAGCAGATCAAGGCCATCGTCGCCCAAGAGCAGATGACGGCGCAGCGCATCCGCGAGCCACTAGGAAGGCGGGGGCTGTGATGGAGCGCGTGACCGTACATCTGCAGGCGGTCGGCATCCGCCAATTCACCGGGCCGAGCTGCTACCACGAGGCCGAAAAGTGGGCGCATGACGAGATTGGCCGGCGCGACCGGGCATGCCCGAAAGGGTCGGGCGTCGATCTGCCGGTAGAGCGCGACCCGGACATGCCCGAGGGCGTCACAGAAAAAGATTGGTACGCCTACAACAGCCCGAGCACACAGCTTGTTATGGAGGTACTGCGCAAGCGCAAAGGCGAGGCGCTGCCGACGCAGGCAATTGCTGATGCTGCCGAGCGCAGCAGGCCGACCGCGCACCGGATTCTGAGAGTGTGCGCAGCAGTGGGCGAGGTGAAGCGGACGACTCGGCGAGTCGGGCGAGTCACGGCCGACGTGTGGGAGATCGCGGAATGAGCGCCCGGATTTCGGACAAAGAAAAGCCCGCGAGGGAGGGCAATCCCTGCGGGCCGGGTGCAACTTTTGAAACGTGGGAGGGAATTATGGAACATCAAACCGGGTACGGCAAGTTCGTATCGCGAAAGCTGGCGATGGTTTCGCGCCAAGGTATCGCGGGCGACTTGTCGGGATACTCGCTCAAGCCGCACCAGAACGACCTGACAGCATGGGCGCTGCGCCGCGGGTGCGCCGCCATCTTTGCAGACACCGGGCTTGGGAAAAGCCGGATGCAGACTGCTTGGGCTGACGTGGTGCGCAAGCAATCCAACGACTCGCGAATCATCATCCTTGCGCCTCTGGCCGTAGCAGGGCAGACGGTCGAAGAGGCCGAAAAGATCGGCGTATCGGTGAATTACTGCCGGGACGATTCCGACGTGCGCGACGGTATCAACATCACCAACTACGACCGCATTCACAAGTTCGACTGCGGCCAGTTCTCCGGTGTGGTGCTGGACGAGTCGAGCATCATCAAGCACCACGCCGCGAAGACGCTGCAAACCCTGCTGGATGCGTTCCGCGCCACACCCTTCAAGCTCTGCGCCACGGCCACGCCCGCGCCGAACGACTGGACGGAGCTTGGCAACCATGCCGAGTTTTTGGGTGTTCGCTCTCGCGCTGAAATGCTGGCCGAGTTCTTTGTTCACGACGGGGGCGATACGCAGACGTGGAGGCTCAAGGGCCATGCGCGGCACCTGTTCTGGCGGTGGGTAGCTTCGTGGGGCGCAATGGTGCGCAGTCCCGCCGACCTTGGGCATGACGCCAGCGAGTACGAATTGCCGCCGCTGCATGTGCATCAGCACACCGTTGAGCTTGATCACAACGACGCACACGGCCTGTTTGCGATGGAGGCCCAAACCCTGAGCGAGCGCCGCGACGCACGCCGGGCCAGCCTTGTTGAGCGGGTCCGAGAGTGCGCGTCTGTCGTTTATTGCGATTGGTATAAAACAGGATCACTACATATTCAGGGTGAAAGCCATGGCATGGAAGAAGGAGTACGCGGAAACCAGGAGGTCGAAAGCCGCAGCCGACCCGGAGTACAGGGCCAAGAGGAATGCTCAATCGACCAACAACAAAGAGGCGAGGGCGCAATACATGGACGCGTACTACAAGAAGAACCCGGAGAAGTTCAAGCGAACCCCGGAACAGCGGGCAAAGTACAACGAGATCCGGAGACAGAAATACAAGGAGTCGGCCGAGTTTCGAGCGGAAGCAAAATCGGCGGCGAAGGCTTGGCAGGATGGGAATCCCCTAAAGAGGAAGTCTCAGCGTCTGAAGCAGTACGGGCTGACGTTGCAAGAGTTCAATGCCTTGATGGAATCACAGTCGGGAGCTTGCGCAATCTGCGGCCACTCGGACACGTCAACGCCGAACTTCTTCCCTGTGGTGGATCACTGCCACTCATCGGGGAAGGTGCGCGGGCTTCTGTGCATGGCTTGCAATATGGGACTGGGAAAGTTCAAGGACGATCCGGCTCGACTTCTCTCGGCGGTTTCATACCTCAAGAGTCATGGCTGATCTGGTGTGAGTTGAATAACGAACAGGACGCGATGGAGCGCGCGTTCGGAGACCTTGCTTTTTCTGTACGAGGGAGCGACACAGCCGACGAAAAAGAGGCGTTGATTCGGTCTTGGCTGGCGCGTGAACGCCCGGTCATGATTAGCAAGCCGTCGATCATGGGGTTCGGTTTGAACTTCCAGCATTGCTGGAATATGGCGTTCGTCGGCGTTACCGACTCGTTCGAGGCTTACTACCAGGCAGTACGCAGATGCTACCGATTCGGCCAAACCAAGCCCGTCCATGTGCATGTCTTTGCCTCGAACCTTGAGGGCGCAGTCGTCGCCAACCTCAAGCGCAAGGAGCGTGACGCGCAGGCAATGGCCGAGGCCATGGCGGCGGAAACCATTCAAGCCGTGCAATCCGAAATCTTCGGCTTCACCAAGGACACCAACATCTATCAGCCTGCGCGTGCCATCGCCGTGCCGGCCTTTCTTTTCGGGGAATCGGCATGAACTGCATTGACCAATCCATTGGCGAGAACTACGCCCTTTATCATGGGGATGCCGTAGAGGTTTTGAAGGGTATCCCGTCTCATTCGGTCGATTACTCGATCTTCTCGCCCCCGTTCGCCAGCCTCTACACATACTCCAACAGCCCGCGCGACATGGGCAACTGCCGGAGCAATGAAGAGTTTTTCGAGCACTTCGGATTCCTGGTGGATGAACTGGCCCGCGTGATGAAGCCCGGCCACAACGTGAGCTTTCATTGCATGTTGTTTCCGGCCAGCAAGGAGCGCGACGGGTTCATCGGATTGAAGGATTTTCGGGGCGACCTGATCCGGGCGTTCAAGGAAAAGGGATTCATCCATCACGCCGAGGTCGTTATCTGGAAAGACCCGGTAACGCAGATGCAGCGCACCAAGGCACTCGGCCTGCTGCACAAGACCGTTCGGGAAAACGCGTGCATGAGCCGGCAGGGCTTGCCTGACTACCTCATTACGATGCGCGCGCCCGGCGAGATGGTGGATCGCGTCAAGCACACCCACGAAAACTATCCCGTGAGCGAGTGGCAGAAAGTCGCTAGTCCGGTGTGGATGGACATCAACCCGTCCGACACCCTGCAATACCAGTCCGCCCGCGACAACGACGACGAACGTCACATTTGCCCATTGCAGCTCGAAGTGATCCGGCGCGGCATCGAGCTATGGACCAACCACGGCGATGTTGTTCTGACTCCGTTTGGCGGAATCGGCAGCGAGCCGTTTGTGGCGCTGCAAATGGGCCGCAAGGCTGTGGCCGTCGAGCTGAAGGACAGCTATTTCAAGCAGCTTGTTCGCAACGTTGAAAACGCAACACGGCAAACCGCCGACCTCTTTTCGGAGTCCGCACCGTGACCGCAAAAATCTTTGATCTCGTTACCTACCGTGCCGCGCATCCGGGCTCTGCCGTCCGCGTGCAGGTGCATTTCGCCCCGTTGTGGCCGGTGCAATTCTGGGTCGCGTTTTGGCGGGAGCTTTTGGCTGTTGGTTTGCCGGGCTCTGGGCTCTGAGGTGTGAGCCGTGGATGAAATTATTGCGCGCGCTCCAATTAACCGCCAAGCAGCGGAAGTAACTGGCCCAGGTACGCACTTTGATCCGAAAAAGAAGATTCAGACAAAGGACAGCGATACGCCGATTCCGGTTCGCAGTCCTCTCGCTTCAGAAAAAAGCAATCCTTGCTTCAAGGATCTGGCCGGGATTAGGTTTGGCCGCTTTGTAGTCCTCGGGATTTTTGCTGACAGCAAACCCGGAATAGGTCTTCGATGGGTCGTAAAGTGTTCGTGCGGGGTGTATTCAGTTAGGGCCGGGAAAGCGATAAAAAATCCTGAGAATACGCAAGACCGATGTGAGCATTGTCGGTATTTGGCATACCTGAAACACAATGAATGTTGGCGTCGGACGGGCCGGCAGCCTGATATAAGGGATTTTTGATATGACCAAAGAACGCAGCAATGGTGCAACTGCCAGCTACTACGAACTACCCGCTGGCGCTACGCAACTCCAAGATCTGATTTCCGACCGCGACATGAACGCGCAAATCGGCGAGGTGTTCAGAGCGTACTACCGCTACGGAAGGGTTTCGCATAGCGACAAGCTCCGTGATGCGAAGAAGATCTTTTTCTACGCACAGGCCGAGGTTGCGTGCTTGGAGAAGTTGCAGACGGCAGTGTCTGCAACCGTTGGGGCGCCCGTCGAATCCGCCCATTCCGAAAAGTTCGATCAAGGCGGCGACGGATGGATTCCGTGGGGTGGCGGGCGTCGCCCGGTGGCTCGCCATGTGTGCGTCTATTACAGATTTAGGTGCGGGGGTAATTCAAACAACAAGAGTCCTGCTGCGCTGTTGCGGTGGGCGCACGCATTCGATAGTAGTTCCCCCGCTCGCGAATACGACATTGTTGCGTATCGAGTTGCCAAATGATCTACGTCGGCACTCTTTTGATTGTCGTCGGCCTTCTCTTTCTGCGCCGGCCAACCGCCTTCTTGGTCGAATCCCGGCATCGTGGAGTGACGACCTACGGCATAACGCCAGCGGGGTGCGCGGGACTTGCTTGCACGTGGACAGGGATTGTTTTCAACGCGGCGGTACTTTTGCAAGGGATTGCGTAATGCCAGTGCTTGAGGGTTACGAGAACGCCGACACGCCCCACGCCAAAACCGTAATGGCGCCGGGCTGGACGTATGGCTGCCACAGCTCGAAGGTTGGCGATAAGCCGAGGGGTGGCCCAGCTACGTACCTCGTAATAGACGGGTTCATCCTTGGCAGCGATGCGGTTGGTGATAACGGCGTTGAGTACGTTCAAAGGGTTCCGCTGTTGCGTCTGCACACAACCCATTGGCTCGATACGCGGCCCGACGGCTCGCCCCTCAAATGCGGCCACATGGAAGAATTCCGATTGACTGACCCGCAGTGCATCGGCTGCGCCAATCGGGAATAGCCATGGACAGGATCGCGCTATTGCGCCGCATGGGGTTTGATTGGGCGGCTGATCTGATCGAAACGCTGATGGCCGATAAGGTGCGCATGCGCGCGGAAATCTCCCGGCTTCGGGAAATCATCAAGAAGGGGAAGGCGTGACCGACTCTCAAATCAAGGCCAGCATCGCAACTCTGACGGACGCGATCAATGCCGAGCTGGAAAACTTGGACGATACCGCCCGTGGAACCGTGCTGGCGAACCTGACGATTAGCCTGTTCCGCACTTGCGAGCGCGACTTGACCGACGAAAGCTTTGATCTGTTTGTCGAAGAGTTGAACAAGGACGAAGACAGCGAGGTTTTGCACTGATGCAGCGATACCGTCAAATCGAAGTCCTGAAAAAGCACCTTGACGCGGGCAATCTGATTGACTCCGACCAAGCCCGTGAAATGTGGGGAATCCGCCGACTCGCTGCAAGGGTGTTTGACTTGAAGGAAAGCAATTACCCCGTCGCGAGAGTTGCGGAGCGCAAAGGACTGGCGGTGTATGGAAAGACGATCCAATGCCACGGATGAAGAAGTGCCGGCATTGCAAAGCATCATTCCAGCCGTCCAAGCCCTTGCAAGTTGCGTGCTCCCCTCTTTGTGCAATCGAGATTGCCAAAGTCAAGAGGATCAAGGACGAACGGAAGGATGCCCGAGAGCGGCGCGAGAAGATCAAGACCGTATCCGATTTGAAAAAGGAAGCCGAAACCGCCGTTCATGCCTATGTCCGATCGAGGGACGAAGGCAAGCCGTGTATCAGTTGCGGAACCACTCTCACCGCTGAGGGGGTAGGGGGTGGCTTTGATGCAGGCCACTACCGCAGCCGGGGCGCGGCGGACCATTTGCGCTACGACGCCGACCGAAACATTTTCGGGCAGTGCAAGCAGTGCAACCGCTACCTGAGCGGAAACGCGGTGGCAATGCGCAAGGGGATGATTGATCGCGTCGGGATTGGCGTTGTGGATGCGGTGGAGAACGACAACACCGCCCACAAATGGACGCGGGACGAGTTAATCGGCATCAAAGCCGAGTACGTGAAGAAGAGAAAGGCGCTGATTGCACAAAAGTGACGATTGGCGAATCTGTGAAAATCAAGGCATACCCCAGAAAGGCGATTGACATGAGAAGAACCTTACTGAGTTGCGCCCTTATCGGCGCAATCGCAGCAGCACCAATCACATTTTGGAATGGTCAGCACCGGGTCACTGACCCTTATCAGCCGGATCGAAGGCATCGGCGCCGTATGAAATCTCCGGCCAAGCGCCTTTTGGAAAAGGCCGAACAAAGGCGAGTGACATGGAAGCCGGGGGTTGAATGAATGAGCTGGCTCTTTTCGCGGGCGCTGGTGGCGGATTGCTTGGAACGCAGGAACTTGGAATCAAGCCCATCTGCGCTGTCGAACTGGACATGCAACGGAGATGCGTTCTTGCACAGCGACAGAATGAGCGACACCTACGACATTCTTTTCCGATATGGGATGACGTTCGTACCTTTGACGGTAGACCGTGGCGCGGAAGAATTGATGTTGTATCTGGAGGCTTCCCTTGCCAAGCATTCAGCACTGCCGCGCGGGGTAGAAACACAGCCGATGACCTTTGGCCCGAAATGCGCCGAATCGTGGCAGATGTCGCTCCCTGGTATGTATTCGCCGAGAACGTCAGCATCAAAGCCATCGAACATGCTGCGCAAGACTTGTGCTCAATGGGTTTCAAAGCCGAGATGCTTACCCTTGCTGCGCGAGACCTGGGTGCAGACCACATTCGGGAGCGGCATTGGCTACTTGCATACGCCGACGACAAAAGCGAACTACGCCGCATCGTCAATGCAGAAATGGCCAAGTTCGCGAAGTTTCGTGGCCGTCTTTGGCAGACCAGCCCCGAGCAATCAGGAGTGGATGATGGGCTGGCCTCCAGGGTGGAGCGATACGAAGCGATTGGAAACGGACAGGTTCCAGTCGTGGCGGCGGCAGCTCTGTGGGCACTTGCAAATGCTGAATAAACAACCCCCGAAAGGCGAGGATTAAAAACAAACCCCGGCATCGTTGCGAGCGATCCGGGGGATGACCAACGGCTAACAAGGAGCCTCTGATGTCTGCATTTTATATGATTTTTGGTTGTGTTCAAGGCCCGGAATGGTGCCGCATCGTGACCTTCAAGAAAGAGAGCCAATAAATGGCGCCGCGATTCCCGGTTTTGACCCGCGAACGGGTGGCCGAGCTGGCTGCACTGGTGGGGCTTTCGCCTGACGTGGAAGAACAAGCGGTTGCGTTTGCCGACTTGGTGGCGCAGGAAATCAAACCAAAGCGCGCGCCCCAGGTGGATAAAAAGGCGCTGGAGTTTCTGAAGGGTTTTGGAGTGGGTGAGTCCGTTGCAATTGACTGGCTGACTGTGCGCAAGGCCCGCAAAGCCCCTGCGACGGAAACCGCGATCAACGGGATTGCCAAGGAGGCGCTGAAGGCCGGCATATCCCTGCATCAAGCCCTCGAAGTGTGCTGTGAAGCAGGCTGGCAGTCGTTTAAAGCGGAATGGTACGCAAAGCGGAATCCTGCCGTTACGCAGGGTGCAGGTAGCTGGGCAAATCAACTGATGGGGCGCGACGATGAACGGACAATCACAGTATCTGACGGAGAAAGAAACGGAATACGTTTTCAAGCAGATAATCATGGATTACGGCTTGCCGTTAGTAAGAAACAAGTGGGAGACGATGAGTCCGCATGACTTGAAGGGCAATATTTCACGCCGGCTTGGAGGGTACACGTGGGATACGGTCTTGTGGTCGCTGGATGAAATGATTAAGGCGTATAGAGATTATCCGCCAACGGTTCCACAGCTAGCCGATATTTGCGACAATAGGCCCAAGCCGCAGGAATACTTTACGGCGCTGCCTGCCCCGACGATCACGCGGGAAGAGGCCGAACGTAGAGGGAGGGAAATGGAAGAGGCGGCAAAGAAAATCGCGGCGAAGATGCCCGGCATGGAATGGGCCGAGAAGATCATGAAAGCCCCCAAGAACTACCCAGCCTATTCGGTTTCTTTGGCAAGGGCTGCACTCAAGGAGCGCGAGTAACGCATGGGCAACAAAGAACGCACTTTCTTTTTCGTGCATGACACGGCCCGAGAAAACGCAGCCCGGATGTGTCACCAAGCCCCCGGTGACTGGATGGCGGTATTCAAACCCACAACACGGACATTGATGCAAAACGCCAAGCTGCACGCGATGCTGACAGACATTTCCGGCCAAGCTGTCTACATGGGAAAAAAGCGCAGCGTGGAGTTTTGGAAAGGGCTATTTGTCTCGGGGTATCAGATCGCAACAGGCAAGAGCCCCGAGATTGTGCCGGGGCTGGAAGGGGAGTTCATCAACATCCGTCTAAGCACCGCAAGCATGGGCATTCGGATGGTTGCAGAGTTGATCGAGTACATATCCGCATGGGCCGCGCTGAATGAAATCCGTTTCAAAGACGACCGTGCAGTGTATTGATTGCGAGCACATCGGAAAGCCGAAAAATATATCGGCTGGCGACTTGCAAATGGTCCAGTTTGGATTCGGTATATGCGAGAATAGCGAAAACAAATCGTGGTTTTCTCTGCTATACAATAGAGATTGCGATAAATTCAAAAGATCAAACGAGGGAGATAAACGGCGAGCATGGCTAAATCAAAACTCTGAGGATCGCAATGAAGCTATCGAAAGAGGCTCAGGCAAGACGTGAAGCGCAGGTGCTTGCGTATCTGGAGGAAAACCCCGGCTGGGCGAGCGCGGTAGCGGTCAGCGAGGAAATAGGCGAGTCCAGAATATCGGTCGCCCGTGCCCTCGCTAGACTGGCGCACAAAGGGGTGCTGAATCAAAAGGCCGATGTGCGCTACGACTCAGCCAAGCGCGAGAAGATCAGGAATGTGTATTTCCGCGCGAGTCTTGCCAACAACCCGCTTGTCCCTGTTGCGCGCCCGGTTGTAGGTGGGCGGGTAGTCAGGGGCCGGGCTTGTTGGGGTTAGGTTGTAACAACGAAACACCATAACTCTGAAGGAATGACGCAATGAGTAACTTGAATTTTGGGCAAGCAATTGAAGCAGTCAAGGTGGTGGAATGAACGACCAGACCATCGAGCAAGAAATCCAGGCCAAGGGCCTGACGGCGCCGCGCATCACGCCGGCTGATATTGAGGCGAATATCACCAGCGCGTTCTACTTCACCGCAGCCCAAGGAGCTGAGAAGGCCGCACGCGACAACGGTAGCTATGCCGCTGGATCACCGGCTGAAGGATTGGCGCTCGGCCTCCTGACCTTCTGCGTACTCGTTCTGCGCAACGGCTTCACCGTCACCGGCGAATCGGCCTGCGCCAGCCCCGAGAATTTCAACGCTGAACTCGGCCGCAAGATCGCCCGGCAGAATGCGGTGGCGAAAATCTGGCCGCTGCTCGGGTTCGCTTTGAAGGAGAGGCTGCATGCCGAAGGCGGCTGATTTCTCCGCTATTTATGGTATCCGGCACATTGCCAGTGGGCGGATATACGTGGGCAGCGCGGTGCGGACGAATGCGCGCTGGCGTCAGCATCGCAGCCAGCTACAGCGCGGCACGCACCATAGCCGTTACCTGCAAGCGGCATGGAGTAAATACGGTGCAGAGGATTTCGAGTTCGTTGTGCTGGAAATAGTACCGACTCCCGACGAGCTTCTGGTGCGTGAGAACGAATGGATCTCGTCATCAATGGCGGCAGACCGCAGCTATGGCTTCAACTGTTGCCCGGTCGCCGGTAGCCAACTCGGTATGAGGCATAGCGATGAGGCGCGATCAAAAATGTCATCGGCACACAAGGGGCGCAAGAAATCACCGGAACACCAAGCGGCTATCAATACAAGCCTTAAGGGCCGAACTTTGAGCGACGAGCACCGATCAAAGATCGTGGTTAACCAGACTGGACGAAAAGCATCGGGCGAAACGCGCATGAGAATGCGTGAATCGCAAGCCACAAAGATCCTATCTCCTGACGCCAAGGAGCGGATGGTTACAGCGAATGTTGGCCGCAAGTTCTCAGAAGAACACCGGAATCGAATTGCTGAAGCAAATCGGCGCAGAACCTTATCGCCAGAGACAAAGGCAAAGATCAGTGCCGCCAGAAAAAGGAATGAAGAAATGAAGAAAAAATCGCAAGAACCCTGATGGGCTACGAGTTGCGGAGCAAGCTGGCTGCCGCCTGACGCCTGAGATAACCGGAGCGACGCTTGCGGCGCGTCCGGTTGATTGATTAGTTCGGCGTCTTGCCGAGATGACTAAAAGGAGAAAGACATGAACCAATTACCCGATGGAAGCGGTTTCTTTGTTGGATCGCTGCCGCTGCCGAAAGACCACTGGCTTTACGCGCCCCAAGCCGAAGGATGGGACAACGCGCGCGACTGCTCACCTGACACGCCACAACCGATCTTGGACGAAAGCCAGCGCGAGGCGGTGAAGGCCGCGCTGCGATGGGCCGTTCGCGGGGCGACGATGCGCGGAACGGAACCGGACTTTGACCCGGACGCGCTGGTGTTGAACGCTGCGTATGCACTGTGCGGGCCGTGTGGGAACGTGACGCCGAACCGCAGAAGTAACCGGCCTTGGCCGCAACAGGAGTTCCGATGACTGACGACACAACGCCGGCCAAGGTCCGGTTGACTGACGGGTTAGGCGCGTGGCAGCCAATCGAGACGGCGCCGAAGG